AGATGTCTGCGTTCCAAGAGAATATTTAATAGCAAATAAGTCTCGTATTCCATACATGAGTAGAGGATGCCAATATTTTTCTATAGTGGGTACCATTTTTTCTTTATAAGCTTTTTCATATATTTCGAAAAATTTAGTCTGCAACTTATTTAGTCTAACTTCTTTCCCCGGAAATTTATCGTTTGGTAGTTGTTCCCATTGATTAAACTTTTCCGTTTCTTCTATTAACTCAGTGCAATAGTCTTCGGATAGAAAGTTATAAAGCAATAATATATCTCTATCCAGTATATGTAAATCCCTATACTCTTGAGTAGGAATATAAATATTATACTTATTTATAGAACGATAAAGAGACTCGAAAGCATCTTTTGTATAAGCACCCCCATTTCCATGAGCTATAAGACTAGTACAATTTGTTTCAGCATTTACAATATAATCACTACTATCATTGTATAAACAATTTTGCTCTAATCCTGACATACATAGAAAAATATAACTCTCATAATCCAGACCAATATCTAAATTATTTTCTAAATATTTGTACTGACAATAAAGCTGATCATCGCTATGATCTTCTATAATATCGCTAAATATATCTTTAAGAGTTGAAACGGTTCCAATAAATGTTCCGCTATTTAAATATTTATAGCCTCCTGTTTCTGGAAATTTTTCTGAAATAGAACTATCTGGCCAACAAGTTTTTTCTGCTGAAAAAATAACTTCTCTTCTAAAAGAAAAGTATCTTTCAAGTATTTCTTCTTCTGTTGAATGTATAAAAGTATCGTACCCATCTAAAAACATTATTATATCATTATCATCATAATGATCTAGTTCTTGGCGTATTAAGTTTACTTTCTGACCCCCACCAGGCCCCTCCATTGTCCCGCCCTTCCAAACTACATTTTTTCCAATATTTTTTATATTGAAATCAGAGGAAAGTAGTTTTTCTGCTTTTGATTCATCTGTTGCAACAGTAAGTATTTGAAACTTATAATCTTTCCAAATCTTTTCTGGAATTTCCGTTTCAGATGCAGCAAATGCACCAGGTTTTTGAGTTATTAAATCTTCTTTGAATGCTGCACAAGAAAAAGAAGAGTCTACTTTAAAGTGTCTATGATATCCAGAGACTAGAGGAACGACTTCATCTGCAGGAATTAAAGGATTTGCATCAAAAAATGAAATCAAAGCAGTAGCAAACTTGGGGCTTATTACATAAGAAGAACACCAGTATGAAAATCCTGGTGTTTCTAGCTCATCATTTATCTCTTTCCTCTCTCCCTCTACATATCTTCTACCGGCATACAGTAAATCATAATTTGGGTATTTTTCTAATTTTTCTTTCCAATCATCGACTAAAGGAATTACATCATCTTCAAGAATTAAAATAGGCTCGTTCAATTCTACACATTTTTTCCAAAGTTCAAGATGCGAAAGCACACATCCAATTTCTCCTTGTGTAAGACGTCTATTCCAATTGGGATCTCTCCAGCAGCGATCTGCTTTATAGACTATAGTAGTTGGGCTTTCTTGCCCTCCATCAATTCCCAGAAAGCGAGTAGCTTCTGGAAAAGTTTTTTGCATGTGTTCGTTTTTATCTTGACATCTATCAAGATTTATATAAAAGATTTTCAAAGTATTTCCTAGGTTGGTTCAGTGGGCCAGTCGTCTTCTTGCAAGTCTGGCCAGTTAGAGTGTGTGGACAAATCTCGTAAAGCCTGTCGAAAAGTTGCCCATTCTGCTTTTTTGCTATCATCCAAAGGAGAGTCTGCTCCTTGTGTCCAATCACACCAAGATAAATAATTATTTCTTTCTTGTCTTGTTTGTATAGTAAGTTCAGCTGTTACTGTTGCGTTATCTATAGGTATATCTACAACAGCTCCGTCTTGAATTTTTTGAGTATCAGGATCTGCTGCTCCTTCCATAATAAATTCGCCTTCACCAGCCTTAGCAGAATAGCTTACATCTGTACAAATTCCAGAGCTAAGAATTTTTCCGTCTGAGTTGTATATAATAAATTCTTTCATCGTTTTGTTTCCAAAGTAAACATAGTAATTTCTGAAAAGTCCAATCTATCTTGTGAACTACTTTCTCTTGCTTTTAAATACAAATAGTTTGTGCCTGCACTCGGATTAAGTTGAAAAGTAATACAGTCCCTATATTCTCTACTATTTGTGCCTCCTCCAGCATAACTTTGTTTTAAACTTGATCCGTGATAAACATAAACAGTTCCTGAAAAGGTTCCTGATCTACCTTGACCGCTTCTAGTAAAACTTATTGCTGCAAAAGTTTCTGCACCCGTACTTGTCCAGGTATGAGTAGCCATGGTTTGTATAGTAGTACTTGTAGTACTTGTACTAGAAGCATTTGTTACTTCTGCATTTGTTATTGCATTTGCGGTAACTGTTTGAGTATTAATTGGAGCAACTAAAGTTAAACTTGGAGTAGCTACCTCACTGTCTTGATTTTGATAAACTCCCCCTGTAACCGCATCCCAATAAACAGAATTTATTTTTACAACACTTAGTCCAGAAAAACTTCTAATTGCAGCAGTTCTTTGAGTATTAGTAGTAACACTATTACTAAAACCTATAACTACATAGGGAGCATCTGCACCGGGGGAGCCATCGCTTCCTTTTACTCCAACAATACCTTTTTGACCTGTATCGCCTTTTTGACCTGTAGCACCTTTTGCACCTTGAGCACCAACAATACCTTTTGGACCTTGATCGCCTTTTTGACCTGCAGCACCTTTTGCACCTTGAGCACCAACAATACCTTTTGGACCTTGATCGCCTTTTTGACCTACAATACCTTTTGCACCTTGAGCACCAACAATACCTTTTGGACCTTGATCGCCTTTTTGACCTACAATACCTTTTGCACCTTGAGCACCAACAATACCTTTTGGACCTTGATCACCAACAGTACCTTTTGGACCTTGATCTCCTTTTTGACCAATAGCACCTTTTATGCCCTTATCACCAACTGCACCTTTATCCCCTTTGTCACCCTGTAGAAAACCACTTCGCGTCCATTCAGAGCGAGGAGCTTGTGTAATTGATTCAGTAACAGCACTTGCTATAAAAAATACATTTAGTCCTGCTGAAGACGTATACCAGTTTGTAGCTACTCCATTTGCCTGTGTAAGTCTAAATGCCCCGCTTACAGAACTTGAGCCACCATTCATATCTGGAGCAAGCGGAGGATTATTTTTGTCTACAGTAGCATTTCCATTTAAATTATCATTTGCCAAACCAGCATAATAGATAATAAATACATCTTCGCCTGGATCTCCTTTTACTCCTGTTGTTCCTTTTGGTCCTGTATCTCCTTTAGTGCCTTTATCACCAGGGTCTCCTCCGATTCCAGTAATACCTTTAGCACCTGTATCCCCTTTGGCACCAGGTTCTCCTTTAACTCCCCCAGCGCCCGTAACACCTTTAGCTCCTACTGTGCCCTTATCTCCAGCGACGCCTTTAGCACCACCAGCGCCCGTAACACCTTTAGCACCTTGATCTCCTACACCGCCTTTTTCACCTTTCTGACCGCCATCACCAGTAACACCTTTAGCACCTTGATCTCCTACACCGCCTTTTTCACCTTTCTGACCGCCATCACCAGTAACACCTTTAGCACCTGTATCTCCTATACCGCCCTTTTCGCCTTTCTGACCGCCATCACCAGTAACACCTTTAGCACCTTTATCTCCTGGACCTCCAGGCTCTCCTTTAGTGCCTATTTCTCCTTTCGAACCAGATACAGCTTTTGTAAAAGTTTGAACTCTTTCAAATGTATTTGCACGACCAAGACTATCTGTAACAATAATAGTATAAGTAGCAGTTGATGCCTGTTGTGACATACCTGTTATTTCACCAAGAGCGTAACTATTTGAACCTATAGTAGGAGTACTATCAAGAGTCAGTCCTATGCTAGTGCTTACATTTGAAACTCTGAAAGAAGGCTCATCATACGGGGCAGGTCCTGCATCATAAGAAAGTTGAGTATCTCCAATAAAAGCAACTATTGTTGTTCCAGTATTTGCAAAAGAAACAACATTTCCAAAAGGATCAACAGCAATACTAACATTGTCATTTGTTAAATTTACAACAGGGGCATCTTGTGCTCCGTCAGAAACTCCTACTTTTCCTCCAGTAGCCGAGGTAGGATTATATGCAGAAAAAATTTCTTTAGGTGCAACACCAGAAGACCTCTGAGTAGGAACATTTACAGCGTAACGAATCCAGTAGTAAAAAGTAGTTTTCCCACTAACAATAACACTATCAACATAAACATCACTTTTTGAAGTTCCTATTACTTTTGCTGCTGATCTATCTTGTGAACTTGATCTCCAAATTTGAACAGTATAAGTAGCAGGATTAAAAGTTGCTGCACT